TTACGTTTTGCGCACTTGCATCAGCATTAAAACTTTTGGCAAGTACATCACTATCGAAGCCCATAATTACTCCTTATGATAATTCAGGTAAAGACTCACCTAATTTGCCAGCATCTTTTACATAGTAGTAAATGATACCTGTTATTGTTCCGCCAGTAGCAGCCGAAGATCCTTTACCACCGACAATTTTAATTCTTTCGGTAGCAGGTGTATCTACATTACCAAGAGATGCGCCCGAGCCTGAGTCACCACCCCAAATTGTTGAAACGCCTCCTGCATCTGCATCGCCCTCATTAATTAATCCATCAATGTCTACAAAGTTTGTGCCGCCATCATAGTCAGTGTAACCTATATCAATAGTAGGATTTGTTCCGCCTGTTGCATCAGGGCTAAATGAAATACCTGTAACGACAGTGTTTTTTGGTAAAACTACTTTTCTTGTATCAGTAGATGATACTTGAACGTCAGTTCCTGCTGCTGCAGTTGGATCAAAATAAAAGTTAGCTTGTAATCCTACAGAGCCAGCATAAGTTTCTCTTGCACTGTCGCCGCCATTTGATCTGACAATCCCAGTGAATGTTGTTCTTGAAGCCATAATCTCTCCTTTGTGTATAGCCTAATCATGTGGTCTCTATACCGTCTGCCTAGCCAGTCCACATAATCAAATTAATCTAGGAGGGTAAATTATAAAATAAAAAAGGCGCTCTTACAAGCGCCCTTTTCACCTAAGAAAGATTTAGTTAAATTATGAACCTTGTGATCCGTATACTGCTCTTGGATCAGAGAAGCCAAAGCTGTATCTTTCACGAGCTTTATATCTCATATTTCCAGTATCGAAGTCACCTTCCATTGCTGTTCTGATTGGAGTTCTTTCAAAATACTTGAAGCCGTTTGGAGCGTCAGTTTTGATGAAGAAAGCATCAGTGTCAGTTAAGAAATGGTTAACTACATATCCTTGTGGGATCATTCCCATGTTTCTAGTTGCATTGACATCATTGTCAGCAGTGCCTGGTCTTAGCTGAGACTGTAATAGTCTTTCAGCAGTAAATTGCAGGTTAGAAGGTACAATTAGTTTCATACCTTTTAATGCAATTTTTAAACCACGCTCATCAACAAATGCTGCAATATCAATTAGAGCTTGTTCAAGCGATGTTTCATTTAAGTCTGCGTCAGTAGCACTTCTGTTTGAAAAAGTGCCCGCCACGATTGGGTGTCCAGTGTTACACAGAGTCACGCCGTCACCACCAAGCTGAGAAGTGCTGAATGCGTCGTTAAGAACAGCAGCAGCTTTTACTTGCTTAGTGTTTGACATTGATCTTGCAAGAGCTCTTGTATATCTAGCAGCAAGCTTATCGTAGAGGTTATCTTCGATTGCTTCTTCTGTGATAGAGAAAGCTAATGCAATTGTGTCGTGTGTATATCTAGCAGTGAAAGTTTCGTTTGCTTGATCAAAAGAGATACCAGCACCTTCTTGCTTCACTGGCGCACTACCGAATCCTGAAAGCATAACTTCTTCTTCGAACGCTCTGTCAGATGACTCAGTGTCGAAAATTTCAGCATGCTCATTCTCATAACGCGCGTACTCCAGGCCGAATAAGGCATTCAAACCTGGCTCTAACTCTTTAACGAGTTGCGATCTACTTATAGCCATAGTTTAATCTCCTATATTCCGTTTACCTGATTTCCGTAGAAATGCTTGTTAAATTTAACAATGATGTTCGCATTATTAGAACTTACATCATTATTGTCGGGATCTCCTGAAAGACCTACAACTTTAACTGACGTAGCAGCCGCGTTGGTGCCGAAAGTTGCGCTGTTGATCTCTGCTTTTGAAATACCACTGATTGTTGAACCTGCTGTGTAAGATACGTTAGCAACTTCACCAATGTTAGTGTTAGCAAAAGCTCCAGTTACTTGAACTTCAAATAACTGATCAGGGTCGTCTATGACGAATGCTTTGATAATACCATCAGAAGCAGTCGCGGACGCAGGGAAGTGGTTACTGAAAGTAGGTTTACTAGTTGTGCTGTCAATATATTCACAACCATTAAATACTCCAACAACCGTATCTGCTGCACCGTTTGCAACTTCTAAAGTACCACCGTTTACCATCTCTACAGGATCTCCCTGAAAGATAGCTGTTCCATAACCATTCGCAATTAGATATTGAGTCTGTCCGTTAGAAGAAGACCCGCCACCTTGCATGTTTACTGGTCTGAAACCAAATGGGGCGTCTTGGTTAGCCATTATTTACTCCTTTTGAGTTAATTGTTTATTTTTGAGGACACTTGCAGCTAACCTTATAAAAACTTAGGAGTCTTTATTTGATTTACCACCAAATGTCACTCGACTCTGCCTGTCGGGTTTACTGATCGGCATTCTTGGATCACTTGCTTTCAATAAATCGTTGTCTACCGCATTTTGAGCATCTCTAGTTTGATCCTCAAAAAATTTGTTTCGGCTTTCAGCAATCTCAATCGGCACGCGAGCCAACAGTAAGCCCCCTATACCTATAACTCCAGCATGTTTACCGTCGTCGATCGTAGGAAGATTCCAGTCAGGATACTCCTCAGCTTTCACTAATTCATAACCTTCCCGAAGACGTTTGAAGACATTTGCTTTGTCATCATAACCTCTCACTGATTCCCTGATCCAACGGTGTTTAAAACCAGGAGGTGCAGGCGGTGCGTCCAAAGAAGAAGGATTTTGCCAGACCTTTTTACGCTCTGTTTTTACTCTCGACTCTGTCGCCCTTGGAGTTGTTTTAACCATAATTTACTCCTTTATGTGTTTGGCATACTCTTTTAGTGGTACGCCTAAGTTTTTAGCCGTTTGAATTTGTCTTGGGGTCAAACGAATAACCTTCCGTGCGTTGTTTGTTGTACCTCGTTTTACAGAAGCTACAGGTTGCACGACCCTGGGCTTACTGGAGGTATTTCCTGCAGGCTGTTCACCTTCGAACTTGTGCGGAAACTCGGATTTAATCCTAGCATCAATCTCATTATAATACTCATCTGAGTTTGGGTCAAATCCTTCTTCTTCTAAAAGCTTTTTATGGATAGAAAAAGCAGTGTAAGTCATTGCTTCATCACTTCCAAACCATGGATTTGACTCTGCCCAAGCTTTTGCTCTGGGATCAGGTGGCGGCGGAGCCGTGTCTTGTGACGGCTGTTGCGTCGTATTTGCCGCAGGATTAACAGGTTGTTCTTGTGGCTGGTTAGCCATTTGCTCACGTTCAGCAGTCGCTAAAGCTAAACGTTCTTTATCTAACGTTGCTTTTGATAATAATTCTTGCGCTGCAATAATTTGATCCGCATCATTATTTTCATATGCCTTTTTCAAATTATCTTTTGCTAAAGCGTGTTGAGTTTCAACCCGTTGTTTAAACTCGTTATAATAGCCATTTTGCATCACATTATATCGTGACTCTGTCTGACTAGATGATTGTTCTAGTTTGGCTAATCTTGCTTGTAAAGCTGCTTCACGTTCTTCCGCTTCTTTCTTTTGTCTAACAAGCGTATTAATTCTTCGCTGCACATCTTTACTATGTGTTTTAAAATTATCTTTTGGTTTCTCTTCTTTAGATTCTTCTTCCTTTGTTTCAATAACAGGCTCATCTGTTTTTTCTTCGGGAGCCTCTACTTCAACAGGAGTGTTTTCCTCTGTTTCCGAAACCACCTGAACTTCAGGAGTGTCGTCCCCTGTTTCAGATTTTAATTTATCAATCTCTTGTTGAATGAGATCTTTACCTCTTGGTTCTGAACTTTCTATTTCAATGTTTGCTGTATTTTCCGCCATACTTTACTCCTTATACATGAACGAGATCTGAAGGATCAGCTATCGTGCCAATGACTTCATCATCGTTGATTATTCGGCATTCGCCATCTTCCAGTTTAAATCTAGCGCCTGCATACCGACCAAATAAAATCCAGTCACCTTCCTTACACCAAGGTCCGTGTGGAAATCTTTCTTTGTCGCTGTACACATCAGGGCCACATTTTAACACATAAGCACAGACCGTTGCATAATGCTCACGTTCACGTGCTTCATCAGGGAGAATAACTCCACCTTTTGATTTAATTTGTCCCATGTAGGGTAAAATAAGAATTCTCCAACCTGTTGGTTGAGGAAGCCTATCTACTAATTTGCTTGGGAGTTTAGAGGGGTCTAAAAATTGTTTCTGTCTATCTTTATACGCGTTCTCCAAAGCAAAAACTTTTCCAGGGAGCTCCTGGGTATCGTTTTTCTTAGCTGTCATCTTCAATCCTTGCCTTTTCCAGGATATTTTTTATATCCCGCTCGATGTTTAATACCATACTTAAACTACCTGTCAAATATTTATAGGACTCCCAGTCCTGAACAGTGCCATTTAGTATGAGGTTTTCTATTGAAGTCTTTCTTTCTCTTACTGCTGTTAATATCTTATGTACTAATTGTAAATCCATCAAATTTCTCCATGCGTAGCTTTCGCTACGAAGTTATTTAGTTAGGCCTTTAGCCTTCTCGAAGGAGCGCATACCCGCGACTCCGAGCATTGAAGTGACTATGGCTAGTAAGGGCCCAGTCTGAATTTCAGGAGCAGAAATAGCCATCCCTGAAAATTTTGCATACCATTCAATACATGGTGACAAAATAAATTCGAACGCTAGCGCAAAGGCTCCCACCCATCCGATAGCAGGTCGCCAGCCAGCAACAAAGATGCTGCGGTGGCTGGCTTCCTTTGCATTAACATCTAATTGCTTTTCCGCAAGCTTTTGTTGAATGCGTTGCATTAAAATCTTCTTATCTAATTTCTCCTCTTCACTCGTGTGAAGTTCATCGACAACTTTAGAAATAGTTTTTAGAGCACCGCCCGATCCACCTCCTAATAGACCACCGATGAGATTAAGCATCTATGCAGCTCCTCCTGTCATCCAGCTTAATACCCAAATGACAATAATAGCAACAATAGCCGCTTTGATCCAGTCCTTCATTTTCCAGTCCGACCACTCTTTAATGTGGTCCCATAGATCTTTTAATAGGTTCATAAAACCTCCTTTATTTTTGTTTGCCTAACCGTCTAGCTTTTTTGCCTTGCGGGTCAGGACCTTTTTTAGGTGGCGGACCATACTTTTTTCCACCACTTAAACCTTTTCGTTTTTTAGAAGACACCTTGAAATTTACCACCTCTAGTAGCTGCGCCCATGCCTCTAGCTTTACTCATCTTACCACCAATAGATTTAGCTTTGTAAGATTTCTCTTTACCAACTTTTTTTGCTTTGACACGACCACCTTTTTTGTAGCCCATAGCTTCATTAATTTTATCTTTCATGCTGCCACCACCAGCCGCTTTAATTCCTGAAGACTTCAATTTGTCTCGCACAACTTTTCCAAGTTTACTCTTCATGTTTTTTCTCATTTTTTCTATTGCACCTTGTCCCGCTATAATAGCGTCAATAGGATCGTCTTCCGTGCCGCCTGCTGTTCTTGCAAGCTTCATCTCTTTTGCATTATTTTTTGGTGATCCGCCGCCAGCCATCATTTTAAAATCTTCGCCGCTGATTGTACCATCTTTGTTTTTATCCAACATATGTTGTTTTCCAACTAATTTTTTCTTACCTGGTTTCATTACCCTCTCCTTGTTTTTCGGTTAGCCATTCCAGCCTTTTGTAATCGACCAAGGCCAGACCTACTGCCAGCGGTCAACTTGAAGGAGTTTACCTTATTTTTAGATTTTTGTGTAGAACTTTTCTTTGTTGTCTTCTTTTTTGACCTAAGCTGCGGGATAGATACTTTTTTAGATTTGACCATTTTATTTGGTCTATACAGCGTTGTTCTAGATAATAATTTGTTAATATCCATTACTGCCTGCTTTTTTCTAAATTAACCCTAGCTCTTAATTCAGCAATATCTTCCTGTGATTGTATTTTTGCATCCACGTTTCGTTGCTGTTGTTTAATTCTTTCTGCTTCCAAACCAAGGCGCGCTTGATCAGTTTGTGCATCCGCTTGATCTTTTTGAGCTCTTATTTGTAGTTCTTGTTCTTTAAGTTGTAACAACGGATCAGGACCACCTTGACCAGACATCTGCATTGATGCTTGTTTTAACTCTTCAGTAAACTGCGCGATGAACTGAGCCATTCTTGCATTTAACTGAACTTGAACTTCTTCTTCACTCATTCCTGGAGGATATGTTTCAATTTCACTTGTTGCCATTTCACGAGCCTTAATAGAAATATGCTGCATGATATGTTTTTGTAATTCAATAGCCACTTGCGGTTGAGACAATACCATTGGCGAAGAACCAAAAACTAAGTGTGCTTTGATGTGTGCATCGTGATCTTGTCCAGGGAAAGCTTTTAATTCATTTAATGATAAGGCTTGTGCATTTTCCATCGCAGGATCTTGAGCTATAGGTTCTTGTTGAGGAATTAATAAATTGTCAACATCTCTTACACCCAGCGCCTCATACATACGTCTATATGCTTCACGGATATTGTGAATTTGTGGAGC